GCATAAATGCATATCTATCATCGTTATTTGCAAGCAGAATTGCTTGCATGGCATCATGGCAATGTTTGCAAGGCGATGATTCTTGCACGTTGGAAGGCCCGTGCATGGCGTATGTATGCGTGCGAAGGTTTGTATTTCTGAATCCATCCAATCAATTCATCCATCAATTCATCCATCATAGGATCATATCATGCCCCATAATTCCAAAACCATAGCAGGAGTATCCTGCACTGGTGCCGATTGGCAAAACCTTGTAGCCTCTCAAATATCAAGCGATGATTTTATCATTGATGCACTGATTCAAGATATCTTGTATCATCCCATGGTAGCGTGCATCAGTGTACCATGGTTGTTTTCTTATCACTATCGGCAGGTAAAAGAAAAGATGCCAATAAATGATGCACGCGCGCACGCTTGCCGAAAGATTCTGCAAGTTCTCAATTCCATCTGAGAAGGATCATTCATCATGTCATCATCTTATAAATCCATCCTCGCCCACGATATTGAGCATCTCAATATGGTTCGTGATATGTTCCAATACTGGAATTCACAATATCATCAGAACAAAAACAATACAGAGCCATTCTCCCACGATGATCGTACTCCCGTGCATCAATGGTATAACATCCGTCGCATGGAAAGATTGCGCTGGATTCGTGAAGCCCAGAACATGATTCGTAATCATCTGGTGCGATATCCTCTCGCATGATTCCATCATCCTTATATTCTCCACACTCATACGATCCATCATGTATTGAGTGTGGAGAATACTTCCCTCGTGCCCGGCAATTGCTGGGCTTTTTGCGTTGTCTTGAATGTGGAGAATCTCACGCACGCACAATAAAGCATTGCATCGTTCCAATAAACAAATCAGCATATCAGGTTGTCACCGATCCTGATATTCTCAAACAATTGAATCCAAAAAGGATTGAATCATGACAGAATCCCAGTATCGCATCTTATTGGTTCTTTATCATCAGTACAATGATGCATTCAAAACACTGAGTAGCGATATTCAAGATGCATTCTTCCATCGTCTATATGCAAAGGATTGAATCATGACAAAAAAATACCGGCCATATTTCAGCATTCCAGAGATGGAATGTATCCTCTCCCATCTCAAAACTGGAGAACCATCTCAGGAAAAACTCGGCCTCATACGATATCTGGATCGTTTCCTTCTGGATTGTCAGAGAGGATATCGCAAAGAATCTCACACTCTCATGCCAACACTGGCACAAAAAATGGAATTGGAATCTCTGCCGCCAGAATCCGATCCCCAAAAACTGTATCAAGCATGGCTTGATTGCAATAAAAACTTCTATGTTTTCACGGGGGATCAAATTCGATTGATTCAACAACACCGATATGAAAACGATCTCATGACACCAGCTGAGGAATCTCAGTTTGAACAAGAGAATGGAGCATGGCGATGAAACAATTCATCCAGTTCATTCTTTCCTACATTCATGCATTCAAAGAAGTGTGGGCAGAATCTCATTCAATGGATAAAATCCTCCTGATTCTGTTCATATTCTTCATTGTATTCCTGGGGCCGATCCTGGATTCAATGTAATCTCATTCCATCATCCAATCCATTTTCACTCCTTCACCACTGGAACCATGAAAATACTTTGCGGTCTTTCCGGCATTGAATTTCAATGCGATCATTTCCCTGCATATCTCCATGCTAGGGAATCCCATCATCCCATTTTTAACATTCCTCAGCGCAAACTTCTCTCATTTCTTCCCAAATGGGCATCAGGTGAATTGACAACAACCGACAATTATCTCCTCTTTCTTGCCATTCTCAATTCATCCGATCTTGTGGAATTTCGCACTCCGGCAGTGAAAACACCATTCACTGATTCCATTGTTGCACAAAACATGGAATCCCTGGTGCGCACCATAATCAAACTCAACACTGTAACCAATCCAGCCGTAGTATTCCCCCGATACGTAATCACTTCAGAAACCAAAACTCTCTCCAATGTAAAATACTGGATCGAGAACTGGAAAGAAGCGCACAAAGAATTTCTTGACGGCTATCGTTCTGCTCATGCATCCGAAAAACTTATTCGTCGGGAAGCTGCTCTCGAGCGGATGATTAAGAATCCACACAAACCGATTGCATCTTATGCATCTCAGATTGCAGATTGGGCAGCCATCGCAGGTAACTTTCCGAACGGCAACATTCCTTCTCCATTCACCCAGCTTCAGATTCCACTCGCACAATACTGGAAAGAAGTTATCATCCGATGCGCCAATGAAACATCCCTATTCTCAATTCCTCGCACGGATCTAGATGATCTTCTAGAGCATTGTGAACAAAACATTCCAGTCGGTTCCATATATTCCAATGCACTGTTCCGCATTCTCCGTCATGCTCTCGAACGTCAGAAAAACTTTCTCGGTCTGGGCGATCTTGATATTTCTCGCTCAACATATCAAATCCTGGAATCCTCAGATGATGCAGAGTCTGCAAACATTCGTGCAATGATTGATGCCGCTCCAGATCATGAACCAAAACCGGACGAGTATCCCACAAGATTTGCATATCTGAAAGCCAAGTTACGTTGGGATATGTCTCGCAAGATTGCACGGAATGGGGATGCATCATGAATGTATTTATTCTCCACCCATCACCTCAAATCGCTGCACAATATCATTGTGACCAACATTTGCACAAGATGATTCTGGAATCTGCACAAATGCTATCCACGGCAGCTCATGCAAGATTTCCTGAACTGCGTCCAGTCATTTACAAACCTGCATATCCAAACCATCCATGCACAATCTGGGTCAATCAATCCATTGACAATATGCTCTGGGTTTGTGAACTGGCTAAAGAATTGGAAATCATCCGAGACGAATTGGGATATGCTCCACATTCTGCATCCCATGTTGTCAAACACATTCATGACTATTTGACGGATGAATATCCAATTGCATCCCATCTAACCGTCCGATCATTTGCATTCGCTGGCCCAGCGTTCATCAAACTCCGCAATGATCTCTCAATCATTGAAAAGTATCAGATGTATTATGAATACAAACATCGGCAGTGGGTACTTGACAAGGGCCAAGGGATGACGTATAACGGCAGGCTCGTCCCTGATTTCATGCTCTCGAGGATTTAACACATGGCAACCATTGACAAAGCGCATTTGCAAACACTTCTTGCAAAGATTCGTGCAGCGAAAGAAGCATCTCTTCAAAATCAATCCCATCAATCTCAATCTCCAAAACTTCCAGCTCCAGCATCCAGCATTGGTATCCTCAACCCCCCGCAGGAATCCAATCCCGAACCTGAATCCAATCCTCTTGAAATCACAGATAAATATGGCAACCTCATCACCCTGAATGCCAAACAATCTGAATTCGTATCTCTTGCATCTTCCGGCAAATCATGCGTTCTCATAGGTGCAGCAGGTACTGGCAAAACCACTTCACAAAAAGCGGTTGTCCAATCTCTTATCCAAAACGGCCTCCTCGGACTTCTTGATCCTCAAGGGCACAAACATCTTATCTCTCAAACTCCAGGAATTGTGATCTGTGCATACACCCGGCGAGCTGTTGCCAATATCAAGCGCAATATGCCTGCCGACTTGCAAAACAATTGCATCACGATTCACAAACTCCTCGAGTATCAACCGACATATTACACGACATATGATCCGGTGACTGGTGATGAAAAAACCAAAATGGTTTTTGAGCCTGCCCGCGATGCATCCAATCCACTTCCTGCATCCATCCGTTGCATCATTTTTGAAGAAGCATCAATGATTGGTACAGACTTGCATCGTCAAGTGATTGATGCGTGCCCGCACAATCCTCAAATCATCTATCTCGGTGACATTCAACAATTGCCTCCAGTGTTCGGACCTGCAATCCTGGGATTCAAACTCCTTGAATTGCCAGTAGTAGAATTGACTGAGGTGTATCGGCAAGCATTGGAATCTCCCATTATCAAACTTGCTCACCGAATCCTTTCAGGGAATCCTCTCACCAAAGATCGTCCAGCAAACTATGACATTCACAAATCATCCGATCATCGTCGTCAGTTTCTAACTGATGGATTCGAGGATTGGAAATTCCCTGGCCAGCTTACCATTCATCCATGGAAAAAGAAGATTGATGCACACAATGCACTCAATACTGCCGGACAGTTCTTCATCCAATGCGAATCCAAAGGCATCTATGATCCAGAAGAGGACATCATTCTCATTCCGTTCAACAAATCATTCGGCACTGATGAGCTGAACAAAATCATTGCCAACCATTTGTCCAAGAAACGGAATGCATCCGTCTACGAAATCATTGGTGGATTCAACAAACATTATCTCTCCGCCGGTGACAAAGTTCTGTATGACAAAGAAGATGCAATTGTTCTCGACATTGTTCCGAATCCATCATATGGTGGCGCACCGACACAATTGCCATCTTCAACGCTGGATTACTGGGGCTATGATCCGAATGCAAAAGCTCACAGATCCGATGAAACTGGTGACGTAGATTTCCTGCTCTCTCAAGTTGCAATGGCAGAAACATCTGAGGAGCGAGTGCGTCAATGTTCTCACATTGTCACGCTCCGAATGATGGATTCTGACACAATCATCAAACTTGACAAAGCTGCAGAAATCAATGCACTGGCACTCGGCTATGCAATCACAATTCACAAGTCTCAAGGTTCTGAGTGGCGCAAAGTTTTTCTGTGTCTGCACCAGTCTCATGCAACAATGATTCAGCGTGAACTTCTCTATACTGCCGTGACTCGTGCCCGCGAAGAATTGTATATCATCTGTGAACCTGAAACATTCGTCAAAGGCATTCAATCTCAACGCGTGAAAGGAAACACTCTCGAAGAAAAAGCTGAATACTTCAAGGGTAAACTGGAACATCTTAACTGAGAGGCGATGCATGGCAAGACAAATAAACGCAAAAACGTATAATAGTTGGAATGCTATGCATCAGCGCTGCTACAATCCCAAGCATCCTAGTTATATTTATTATGGTGCGAAAGGTATCACAGTTTGTGAGGAGTGGCACTCATACAATAATTTTTTGCTCGACATGGGAACCCGGCCAGAAAATATGACAATTGATCGTATAGATCCAGCAGGTAATTATAATAAACAAAATTGTCGTTGGGCGTCTGTCAGTATTCAGGCCAGAAATAAAAAACATTTAAAGCAGGAGGAAACTTTTGTAATTCTCTAACTAACACCACGGGGACCCCTTGACACGGCAACCGGGCCGTGATACATTCCACCCTCAGCAGTTCGGGGAATCTCTGCTCCAAAGATTCCATTCTCTCAATCCATCTTCAAGCCGTATTCCGGCAGAAAGTTCTCAACAATCATGAACACTCAAGTTCAGCCCTCTTTCGACAACAAGGTCGACCAAAAGGATTTCAAGTTCCGTTTCAAGAAGGACAATCTCGGCAATCAGCGCCCCACTGTGGAACTGAAGGGTTTTGTTCCTTCTGTGGAAGGAATTGTTGACATCCTCGAAAAGGGTGGCAAGGGTCTGGAACTCCTGCAAGATGCCATGTACGATGTTGTTCGTGGCGCCCTGGGTTCTTTTGTCGCCGACAATGAGAATGCTTCTCAGGATTCGATGCCCTGGGAAAAGTTCACTTGGGAAGCGATCGCCAATGCTCCGCGCGAGGATCGTCGTTCGATTCCGGAAGAAACCTGGAAGGCTTTTGCGGAGGATTATCTCCGTGTCATGCCTGGTGTTACTGGCAAGAGTGCGGAAGCCGTCGGCAATGCCACGACTGTTTACCTCAAGAAGTTCGCTCTGGTCAAGACGAACAAGCCGATTCTTACCAAGCTGAAGGAACAGCTCTCGCTGTATGTGGAGCATTCTCCCAAGGCTGAGGAATTCTCGGATGTTCTGGAAGTTCTGCTCAAGAAGGCTGATGCCTACCTGAAGGCGGACGACACGCAAGCGATCCTCGAGAACCTGTAATCACCCTTCTGGGTTCTCCCGTCTGGTTTTCCTAGTTTCCAGATTGAAAAAACTAGGACTCATATTGCTGCATATTGGATGGTAACTTGGCTTCGCATCCGCCATGTAGTCTCCCGCCAATGTCAACGCATAAAACACCAATCCCTGCTGGTGGCCAGTATGCAGCAATATGAGGCAATACGAACCCATTTGGGTAAAATTAAAATCTATGCCTCAATCGGAGGCCCATGAAAAAGGCGTATCAATCACTGCGCCTAGGGCTTTGCATCGCCGAATCATTAAGGCGGTGAAGAAAGAAAAGTGGATGGACATTGCGTACAAGCTTGAAATTGAGCCGCGTGTAGCGGTTCTTTCTCATTCTCAACGCAATTCCATTCTCACTTTTCGTCTGTCGTTCTCTCTCATTCCATCAGATTTTTAACCTCATCATCAGCACACTCATCATGAATCGTCCATCTGAAGTGTATGTTGGAATCAAAGGAACTCACCTCGGTGAATCTGCAAAAGCAGTGAAGTTCACCATCAATGAAATCGAAGGTGAAGTATTCGATCCTCCCAAAACTGAATGGTTTCCATTCTCTCAAATCACACGCATTTTCAAAGATCCTAATTCCACGGGCAATGACTCTCTCATGGTTTCTCAATGGATCTGCCGCCAGAAAGGACTCATCTAATGAATCAAGGTTTCGAACTCCGTGAGAAGGTTGCAGCTCTGTCTCAAACTCTTCTCGACCGTCATCCTCAGATGCCAGTTCTGCTGCGTGAAATCTATCAGAACTTGCGGCAACAACCTGAGAATGTCACCCTTCTATCTGAGGAAGAAATCGCAGTCATTGTTGGTGGACTCAAAGCGCAGACTCAAACTGAATTCGCATCTGCTGTAACCAAGTCTCCGTCTGCAACCAAGTCTCTCAAAACCAAGATTGCGTCTATGGGCGCCGATGCTTTCTGAACTGCGCATTCATCTTGCATATCAGTTCTTGATTTGCAAACTCAACTACCCAGATTACAAACTTCTCCGAGATTGGCTCCAATGTGGGCCTTTTTCTGTTTGTACTGAAGGTATCCACATTCCACTCATTCAGGAAATATATTCATGTCTGCCGGAACAGAAGCAATGCTCGACGATTTTCTATCAGATATGGCAGTTTCAGTCACTGGTTTTACTGGATCTGACGATGATGGAACAGAGAATGTTCCTCGAACTGCTTGGCGCGAACCGGGATATGAAGGCAAGATTGATTACCGTATTCGCCAGCTATCATATTCCTCGCTGCTTACGTTACACTCGTGTCCAAGAAAGTTCCAACTCAATCGTCTCCGTTCAACCCACCGAGCAGAAGAATCTCTCAAGTCCACAATCACATTCTCTTACGGCCACGTTGTCGGCGAGGCTATCCAGCTTGCGCTCCAGAATGTGAGTGAGGATCAAATCATCTGGCAAATGTTCCGTATGTGGCACACGCCAGATTTGTTTGATCGTGATGACAAGGGCAACAAATCATTCTGGGAAGCTGTAATAGCTATCCAAAGATTTCTCTCGCTGCGAGCACAAGGGTTCCTCAATGATTACGACCTGGTTTACTTTGATGGCAAGCCTGCTTGTGAACTTTCTTTTGCTATTACTTTTCCTGATGGCTTTAGACTGCGTGGATATGTTGATGCAGTCCTTCGTAATCGGGAAAGTGGAGAGGTCATCGTACTTGAGTGCAAAACCACTGGTGCGGCGTCTCTCAATCCTGCAACGTACAAAAACTCTGCTCAAGCTATCGGCTATAGCATTGTTCTTGACCATATCTATCCTGAACTTTCTTCCTACTCTGTCATCTACCTGATTTATCAAACCAAGTCTCGGGAATACACTCCCATTCCGTTCCAGAAATCTTATCTGCAACGGGCACTCTGGATTCGTGAACTCCTCCTCGACATTGAAACAGTCAAGATGTATGAGGAAGCAGAAGTGTATCCGATGCGTGGAGAGTCCTGCTTCACATTTTTTCGTGAGTGCGAATACTTCAACACCTGCACGCTCAGCACTCAGTATCTCACCAAACCTTGCACTCCTGAGGAGGAAGATACTGTTCAGTACCAGATCAATCTCACATTGAATGATCTGTTGGAATCACAACTCTCGAAAGTGACGGAATGAAACTCTCTCAGAAAACTGCATCCAAGTCTCATCGTGTTCTGCTCTTTGGTCCGCCCAAATCTGGTAAGACTCAGCTCGCCGGTGAACTCTCCCGCAAATTCAATCTCATTTGGTTTGATCTTGAGAACGGTGTCGATACACTTCTCAAACTTCCAGTGGAACAGCAAGAGCGTATCGAAGTCATCACCCTGCCGGACACTCGCTCATTTCCAATCGCCATCGAAACTTGTCTCAAGGCAATCAAAGGCACTGCCGGCAAGATTTGTGAAGCTCATGGCAAATGGGGTTGTGCAATCTGTGCCAAGAACTCTGCACCGATGGTGGATGTTGAACTCAATACTCTGCCTCTTGACACAATTGTTGTGTTCGATTCGCTGACTCAACTTACCAATTCTGCAATCGCACACATCACCAAGAATCAGCCGGAAGATTACAAGCTGGCATATGATGATTGGGGCAATCTCGGCAAGCTGATGGATACATTCCTCAGTCATGTGCAGCAGGCGCCATTCAACATTGTGTGCATCTCACACGAAACTGAAGCGGAGATGGAAGATGGAAAAACCAAACTTGTTCCAACTGCAGGTACGCGTAATTTCTCAAGGAATACAGCCAAATACTTCGACGAAGTTGTGTACTGTGAGGTCAAAAATAAACGCCACATTGCCGCATCATCGACTCTCTATAATGGAAACATCCTTACTGGATCACGAACTGGAGCAGTTCTGGAAAACCAAACTGAAGCCAGTCTTGTCCCAATCTTTTCAGGAGATGTCCAAACTGTAAATCCTGTCACTCAATCCACCCCTGCAACCAAGTCAGTTTCCGCACTTGAAGCTCTGCGGAACAAGATGAATAAGTGAGGAAATATGATTCCCCAAGGTATTCAACTCATCGGTATCGTTGGCCATGCTCGTTCCGGCAAGGATACCATTGCAAACTATCTGCATCATTCATATCAGAATGTGTGGACTGAAGCATTTGCAGATCCTCTCAAGGCTGCGTGCGCTGCTGCATTCGGAATTCCTCTGGAGGATTTCTATGATGACGAAGCCAAGGAAACTGTGAATGAATTCTGGGGAGTTTCTCCTCGGCAGATTGCACAGTTCGTTGGCACAGAGATGTTCCGGGATCGCGTTCAGCAGTTGATTCCAGTCACAGTTTCTGGAGACTTCTGGGTCAAGCGAATGATTGCCAAGCTATCCGGCCATGATGAATCGATATATGATGCAGAAGATACTGTCATCATTCCCGATGTTCGATTCAAGAATGAGTATGATTTCATCACTGCAAATGGTGGCATCATTCTCCACTTGACACGGCCGGGAGCTGATGGTAACATCGGCATCCCTGGTCATGCTTCTGAGCGTCCATTCTTTATGGATGCTCTTGAGCAAACTTATTCCATCATCAATGATGGCTCTCTCGATGACTTGTACGCAAGAGTTGACGATGTTATTCGTGCAAGTTCCCTTCAACTTCATCGTCGCATTTCCTGATTCTCAATCCAACCAACACAGGTTCTCATCATGAGCAACGAAAACTTCAACATCGATTCCATTCTCGACGGCACTCTCGATGATCTGGCTGACCTGCCGGAATTTCGTCCGTACCCTGCAGGCACTCATCGTGTCAACATCAAGTTCGAGCAGAAGGTTGTGAACAAGCATCCTGGTTTTGAACTCAAGATGAAGGCTGTGGAGACGGTGGAACTGCCTGCCGGTTCGACGGAAGAACCTCTCGCGGCTGGTGCAGAAACTGCTGTTCTGTTCCTGCTCGACAACGAAATCGGGCAAGGTGCATTCAAGAAGGTTCTTTCTTCGCTTGCCAATCATTACGGTGCCAAGAGCAACCGTGAACTGATTGCGGAAGCTCAAGGTGCTGAGTGTCTGGTTGTGACGAAGCAGCGTCAGAACAAGGACAAGAATCAGACGTACACGGACATTGTGGAACTGCAAGTCGTCTGACGCAAACACTGTGATCTGATTCCATGCGCCCCTCGAAATTCGTTTCCTGGGGCGTATTCATTAGTTCACTCCAGCTTCACTCCACAACAACCACATGAATGCACTATTCCTCGGCACATATGCAGACAAAGAATATGTCTCTCACCTTAAGGGAATGTTCAATGGACTCTCCACATATGTTGTGTGTGAGCCTGTCACCATGTTGTCTCAGCTTGAAATGTATTGTTCCAAGCGACAGGTAACTCGTGTAGTCTCCACCAACACTGACATTCTCGCCAAGCTCATTGACCTTGAAGGCAAGTCAATTTCCAATCCCAAGCTCAGTGACTATCAAGGTTCACTGTTCACATACCGTGGAATTGACATTGTATTCATCAGTCCTCTGGAACAACTGTTCACAGTTCCATATGGCAAGTTTCTGGCGCAACGATACATATCCAAAGTCTGTGCACCAAAATCATGGAACGAACCAACCAAATTCTCTTGGACTCTTGTAACTCCTGACAAAGCGGAGGAAGCGTATGAGTGTATCGCCAATGCGTTTGCTACGGCAGTGGACATTGAAACCACTAAAGTTAATCTGGCAATCCGGTGTGTTGGTTACACTGCTGTGTATATTCGCACTGATGGCGCCATCGATACTGTTTCTTTCGTTGTGCCTGTTGATTCTGAATTCAACCTCGCGCTAGTCAGGAGACTCAATGCTACGCCGACTCCGAAAATATTTCAACGAGGCAAGTACGACAACACCTACTTCCTTCGTTACAACGCACCAGTTGCAAACTGGCAATGGGATACTGCAAATGCAATGCACTGTTGGTATTCCGAGCTACCAAAGGATCTTGGTTTTCTTAATGCCTTCTTTCTACGAAAAGTGGTATATTGGAAGGATCTTGCGGAAACAAATGATCTTTTTGAATACTATAAATACAATGCACTGGATACCTGGGCCACAGCAAATGTCTGGATTCAGTGGATTCTCTCCGCCCCAGAGTGGGCCAAGCACAATTATGCACTAGAGTTTCCTCTAGTATTCCCCTGCCTGTTGGCAGAAATGACTGGACTCAAAAGGGATCAAGATGCTCTGCTCTCCGCGCGCAAGATCGCTGATGAAACGCAGCAGACAAAACTTGCATCTCTCCAAAGGATGTTGGGTGCGCCATCATTCAATCCTGGTTCGCCGCCGCAAGTCAAGACGCTCCTCAAGATCCTCGGTTCTGGCGACCTCGAATCCTCTGATGAAAAAAATCTTAAGAAAGCAAGTCTGCGCCATCCACTAAACGGTCGAATTCTCAATCAGATTCTCGACATTCGAGAAGTACGCAAACTATCTTCAACCTACCTGAGAACAAATGATGACGCCAAACAATCCGGAGTTCATGCTGGCGAAGGCGGAGCAAAAGAGTTCCACGGCCGAATCCTATACGCTCTTAATCCTGATGGTACCGACACAGGACGTCTTGCATCTAGAGAGCACCACTTCTGGATCGGACTACAGATACAGAACGTACCACGAGGTCCAGAAGTTAAATCAACTCTCTGCGCAGATGATGGATTTTACCTTGGGGAGTGTGATCTTGAACAGGCTGAATCAAGAGACACTGCACACATTTCAGGGGATGTTGCACTTATCACAGCAGTCTCGGGAAGTAGAGATTTCCACAGTGTTAATGCTGCCTCATTTTTTGGTCGGCCTTATGAATCTATCTACGATGATTCCACTGGAAAGACTAAAGATAAGCCACTACGAGACCTCGCAAAAAGAGTCAATCATGGAGCTAACTATAACATGGGAGCGAACGTCCTGATTGACACAATGGGATTAGACAAGATTTGGGAAGCTGCTCGACTGTTGCGCCTTCCATTCAACGATCCCAAACAGATTGCAGAGCACCTTCTCGCATCATTTCACAAGACGTATCCAGCAATCAAAGGCAAGTATTATGTCAGCGTTATCCATGAGGTTGGAACTACCAGACGACTTACCTCAAGGGCATTTCATCACACAGCTTATAACGAATCACATTTCACAGCTGCAGACTATATTGCTCGAGGAGATTGGACTCGATACTGCTTTGGAAATCCAGAAAAAAACAAATCACATCTCAATAGTTATGTCGCTCACTGTCCTCAATCCCTTAATTCCAGGACACTCAATGAGGCTTTTATGAGGGTGTTTTATGAAGTCGCATTACCGAACCCCCACACTTTCAGACTTCACGCTCAGATTCACGACTCTGTGTTGTTTTCATATAAAGCCGGGTTTGAGCATCATGCTGCCCAAGTCAGAGAGTGTATGGAGATTCCTGTATCAGTCCGCGATGTATCTGGAACTCTCAGAACCTTCACCGTTCCCGCCGCCCTCAAACTCGGCAAGATCGATAAGTCTACTGGACAATTGATCCGCGCCAAATACTGGAGTGAAACCGAATGAGCACTGTTGATCCCGTCGTTCATATTGCGTATCAGTCTCCCACTGAACAAAACGAACTTCCTGTACTTCACCTCTCCCTTGTTGGCAATGAGGCGATTGCACAGTTCTACAAACTTCTCAACAGAAGTCTGAACTGCAATCCGGAAGCCGACAAGACTTGGTTCGAACTCTCCGACTTCATGGAGAAAATCCTTTAAGGATTGACATGGGAGATTTCTTCTCCGAATACCTAGAGTACACTGACAATACAGAGTCACCGAAAATCTTTCATCGGTGGTCTGCGATTGCAGCTCTAGGTGCGTACCTGGGACGGCAGTATTACTTTCAGCATGGACACTTCACGATCTATCCGAACGTGTATTCCATGCTGATTGGTTCTCCAGGTACAAGAAAAAGTACTGCCATCAAACTCATGCGAAAGATATTATCTGAAGCAGGCTATACATCAATAGCAGCAGACAAGAGTACCAAAGAAAAGTTCCTATTGGATCTGGCAGGCGAAGGTGATGAAGGATCACTGCCGTCTCCGGAAAAATTGTTGGATCAAAACCTTTTTGGAGGCGAAGATGTTCAGCAAGATTCAGAAATGT